TGCTGTTCCGATTATTTTTAAAATGCCGAACCTTCCCGCCCCTTTTATAGAGCGTAACCGGCTCGTCTCCGTCACGCTTCATAACGGCACGGTTCTTCGGCACTTTGCGGGGGGAGATAGCCCCCATACCACGGGATGCGCGCATTTAAGTTTTCCTAATGAAACGTAGCCCTTATTTCAAACTATTTTGCACTTTGTCTTGCCCCGTTGAGCAACGCCATCTCCACGACGAAAAGTGGAAGATTTTACAGAACCACCAACAGCCTTTCTTCTAGCCATTCCACCCTTTTTCATGCCCTCCGCTGCTAACCGCGCCCTTTCTTTTTCTTCTTCTTCTTCTCGGTCTTCTAATTTATTTGCAGCTAAATTACCAAGAATACCAAACCCACGAAGCAGTTCTGGGTTTTTTTGAAGAATAGGAATCCCAACTCCTAGCGCACCATATTTCAGAAGATCTTTCATACCATTTTGCACCTTGTTTTACCGCGTTGAGCAATGCCATCTGCGCGCGCAGACACGGAACCGCCAGCAGCCATGCGGACTATAGCGCCCCTAGTCTTGCCCCGTTTTTCGATGCCGCCGCCTTTAACATATTTTATGTTGCCGCCCATATTGCGCTTTTTTATATGGCCGCCTGCACGGTTGTATTCGTATGCTTCAAAATTAGCATCTGACTTTCTAGCAGCTTTTTCCTTTTCACCCACCACATTTCTTTGTGGCGATTCCTCACCCATTCCATGAAGCTCATGTGCCTTAAAATCAGCATCAGAGACTTTTTTTGGCGCTGCCGCCTTTGGCGCTGCCATATTTGCGCGATAAGATTTACCGCGCCAAGTAAATTCTTCTTTACCCGGATCACGCCCTTCTAGCACCGCGCGATTACGAGCGTCTCTAAACGCCTGTCCAAAAGCCAATCCACCTTTTTGATAAGTTTTCACACCGCCTCCTTTAAAATAACCAGCTTCCATGTCCGATGCACGCCGAAGATCGTAGTCCCGCTCTGCTTTACTATTGGCCTTACGCGCAGCTCTACGAGCCCTGAAAGCTTGCATTGATTCACGCGCTTTTTGATATGTTTTGCCAGTATTACGCGCTAATGCACCAACTAGTGCAGGAGTACGCGCTAATGCATTAATACCAGCGCCGCCTAAAGCCATAGGTAAACCCGCACTTACAACGTTGCGTGTTAATTCTTCAGGCGCAGCGGCTTCCATAATTGTAGCTAATTTACTTTTATTATTAGCAGAGTCAGGTTTAGCCGCCACAGGAGGAGGAGGAGGAGGAGGAGAAGGATATCGTTTTTGCAGCCGTCCGACCTCATCACCATAATCTACTATCTTTGGCTTTGGCTTTGCCATATTTGCGCGATACGATTTACCGCGCCAAGTAAATAATTCTTTATCCGGATTACGTTCTTCTAGCACCGCGCGATTACGAGCGTCTCTAAACGCCTGTCCAAAAGTCAATGTACTTGGCACTGCTTTAACGTCTGAGGATTGATTATATGAAACAATATCAGGAACTGCTAAACCGGGATCAAATTCACCCGTTTGATTAACATTTTCCGGAGAAGGACCGCCTTCAAATAGTCGTACTTTGCCACCCGCTTTTTTGCCCGTCATTCTTTTTAGCGAGTGATATGGCATGTCCATTTTGCCATGCCGAGTATTCTGCCTGTTGATAAGCGCTTTTATATTTCCGCCTTTGGCACGACGGATATAACCACGTGGACCTACGTCTCCTTTGTTTATAGCACGATTTATATCGTCCTGAGGATCAGTTTTTTGTGGACTTTTTAATGGTGAGGGGTTTGGGTTGGATCCAAACCAATTGAGTGGATTCAGTGAATCACTAAAGCGGCGATTTCTACGTGCTTCTTCTTGCTTGCCTTTTTTATAATTGTCCCATCCTTTTTTGTTTAATTCATCCGCCCGTATTTCCTTTATTTGTTCTTCTAACCGTGCACGTTCTTCGGGAGTAGGATTTGAATTTGATGGCATTCCACCGTTCTTCATCCCACGCACCCGACGCTGCTCAGACAGCGCAATTGCCATTGCCTGTTTTGGGTTAGTGACCTTTTGCCCGGACGAAGACCTGAGCGAACCAGACCCGAATTCACCCATTACCTTGCGAACCTTATTCTGTGCGTTCATAAATCAGCACCTCCAAGCCCGTAGCGACTTATTTATCCGGCTGTTAGGATCATTAGCTGTCTTCGCTGAAGTCAGCTTCCTCTTCATACCTTTCATACGCGCGCAGAAGCTGTCTCTCCGAGGGCCTCCTTCTGGTTGCGGCCTTTTCAAACCGGGCTTGCCGGGATTGGCGCGGTTGTACGAAGCCCTCCCCTTCGCGTTCAACCCACCTGCTGGATTCTTTCCTTCTGCTCTTTGCCATGCTGGTGATTTAGCCACTAGGCAGCCTCGCTCATAGTTGCGTCAATGGGTTTTAACATCGGATAAAGAATATCTTTGCCGAAGTTAGATTTGTATTCATGGATGCCCATGTGACCAAGCTCGATGGTCGGGTCAATCCACACCGTAAATCCTGCTTCCTGCGCCCGGTCGCAGAAAAGGAAATCCTCTCCGATATAGCCCTCCGGCGTAACTTTGAAGTCAAAGAAGCTGTAGAGCATTTCGTCAGAGTTGGTGTCCTTGTGCCGCCACTCGGGATGCATCTCGATGAGCTTCTGGAACACCTGCTTCTGAATCATCATAAACCCGGTCGCAATCCTGCGCGCCCTCACCAGCCCCATCGAGTCCATGTAAATGTTGTCCGCATCGCCTTCCAGCGACAGGATGTACACCTTGCCTTCCTTGCGGGCTTCGTATGCGCCACCGATAATCGGCTTTGTCTGGTTAAACGCAAGAAGCCGGATCACCGCCTGCGGGTCAAATGTCATGTCCGAATCAATGAACATCAGGTGGTCGCAATCCGACTGAACAAACTGATGCGCGATCATGTTCCGGGCGCGGGAAACCACTGAGCAACCACAAATGCTGTTTACTTGAATATGAATCCCATGCTCCAAAACCTGCTGCCCCAGTTTCATCAACGACACTGCCATCCGCAACCCAACCTTGTGGTCGTAAGCCGGAAGACCGAGCATCAGCTTCTTGCCCGCAAGATCGTAGCTTTTTTGGTTTTGCATTTTTATCCGCAATAAAGAGTTGCTTTGGTGATTTGAGTAAGAACGACAACACCAAAATCAGACGCGGCTGAACGCCCAACAAGAATGCCATTACCCGGAATCATCATGGAAGATGCTACAGCCGCCGATGCCGGAGTATCCACGGTAAGGATATTGGTCCCTGAAGTGGAATTGATGGTTACCGCAAAAGACCCGGCAGATGCAGCTCCTACAAAATTCCAACCCCGAATCCGTGTGCGCGGCAATGCAAGATTGACAGCATAGCCAACAGACAGAGTAGAAGCACCAGAAGTGCCGCTGGGGGTAATGCTGGTAATGGACGACCAATAATTCGTAGTCGTAACCGTAGCCGAATTGCCACCCGCGATGGTTTCCGTGGTTCCTGCCCCGGTCTGGCTGCCCACAATCGAACCAACGATGGTGTAGGTAACTCCCGAAAGGTCACCCACCGAAGTCAGCGTAACGCGATAGCCGCTGCCGTTTAGCGCCCCTGCCGCTATGAAAGTGGTTTGAAGCAGGGTAAGCGCCGACGCAGTGTGCGTAGCCGCCAAACGAAAGTACGTGGCGTTTGCTGTCCCGGCAGGGTTTACTGCCCAGATGTCGCCATCAATCATAACGCTCTCCTATTAGGAGTCAGCAAACGGAGTAGCAACAACGCCCGAACCGAGCACAACGCCGGTAACCATGTACTTCAACGCAGCAATTGCGACGATTTGAACCCACGTACCAGCAATGCCGCCGGTAGTGCTGCCATTAAAATTAATAAAGTCGTTGGTAGCACCAGAAACAAAACCGACAGCTGCGTTTGAAGAGTCGGTATCAATGGACAGAACAGAACCAACGTATTTGTCGGTTGCATCCGTGCCGATCTTCAGGGAAGACGTAGCAATTGTGGTGGGAACCCAAATGGTATAAACAACGCCCTGATTGTTGTTTGTATTTGGGTCATTACCCGGACCGGCGATAGGATCGTTGGCCGTCGTATTAATGGTCGGCAACGTCAGCGTCACGTTAGAAGCCAGCGTGCCGCCAACCGCAATAATGCGGCCACCATGTGAAGTAGGAGAAAGGGTCGTATTGGCCGTAATCGTTACGACAGCAGAGGGGCCTTGCTGAAAAACGCCCCCAAGTGAACGAATTGGGCCGTCAAAAGTTGAGATTGCCATATATACCTCGCGTTGTAGCGCATCCCCGCGTCGTCTCTACAAAGTCTGCTGGGCCAGTCAACGCAGGTAAAAAATCCCAGTCCAAATTGTAAAGCGGGGGGCCGTAACCCCCCGCTCCTAGTGCTTAAGACGAACCAGACGTTCCCCACATGCCAAGGGGGTCCGACCAGCCAAAGCTGTAACGCTCGCGGGCCTTGTAGCGGACGTTGCCGGTGTCGAAGTCTCCATCCATTCCGTTTTGCAGCGGAACACGGACAAAGTGCTTCATGCCATTCGGTACATCCGTGGTAAGGAACCACGCATTGGTATCAGTCAAGAAGTGATTGACTGTGCAGCCTTCCGGAATCGACCCCATCGCCTTGATGGCGTTGATGTCGTTGTTGGTCGTGCCGACACGAAGTTCCGTATCCAGCAGGCGCTTGGCAACGAACATCAGAGCAGGTGGGATCACCATCTTACGCGGCTTGGCAGCAATGAGCAGACCACGCTCATCTGTCCACGCTGCAATCTGAATGACCGCAGCTTCCAGCGACGTTTCGTTAAGATCAACGTCGGTTGTTGGACGGTTGGGGTTGGTGCCACCAGAAACCAGAGGATGCGCCGTACTGAACAGGGCCACACCATCACCACCCGTATAGGATGAACTGAAGCCGTTGTTCAGCACCGTTGCACCTTTGACCTGCTTGGTGTACGCCATTGCACGGGCCAGCGCTTTTGTATAACGAGACGACAGGCTGTCATACAGGTTGTCCTCAACCGCCTCTTCGGTGATCGAGAAGCCCAGAGCGATGGTTTCGTGGTTGTAACGAGCGGTCCACGCTTCCTGCGCGTTGTCGTAAGAGATTGCAGTGCCTTCCGCCTTGACGGGGGCAGCGCTGAAACCGGACAGCTTGGTTTCCTCTTCAAACGAACGCTCGGAGGTTTCGGTCTCGTAGATCTCCTTATGCTCTTCGCCATAACGAGCATATTCCATGCCAAACAGCGCATTCAGGCCGGGGAGAAGTTCTTTAAGAAGTTGTGCGCGACTAATAGCCATGTGTCATTCTCCTTTAGATGCCCGCGCTGCCGCGATACATATGGACACCCGAATTCCAGATCACCAAAACTTCAGTGAAGGAACTAAGAGAGTTTTTAGTATCTTGAACGACATCGACGATTTTGAGCGGCAGCGTAGTTGTCACAGCCGTGGTCGAAAGGACCGCAAGCTTGCTGTCACCCGTGATGGTGCTGCCGATGTTGTTTACCAGCGGCACGTTACCGCCCACCAGACCAGCACGATCTTTGCCGCTGATTGTCGTGGTAGCGGAAACAACTGCAACCTTCATCACCACATCCGGATCATCCGCCACATAGGCATAGATCGCATCCGTGCCATCTACCGTGCCAGTTGTGTTGGCTGGATAGAATTGGGAATACACTCGTTGGCTCAACGAATTGATGTAGGTACAACCCATAAAAACACCAGCTACTTGAACCGGAGCATCGGTGCTGATTGCCGCCGTGCCCCAGACTGTGCCAGCCGCCGACATGGACACGGCATCACCAAAGAAAATGGCGGTAGCGTGCGCATTGCCGATAGCCATCTGGCGAGTGGAACCAGAAAACACCTGACCCCCCACCAGACTGACTGGACGAAGCCCATACGGGGCATCGATAGTCGGATATGCCATAGTTAAATACTCCTAAAAAGGTTATTTTTTGCCTCTGCCAAAACTCGTCTCAGTTCGACGTTCCTTGAACAGCGGCATACGAGGGTCGCTCTGGCGCATCAGGTTGTTATCCACGGCTTCCATTTGCCCTTGGGCCTGCTTCGCATAGAACGCATTACGCTGGTTGACCATCTCTTCGGGAGCTTTGCACAGCACCAGACCTCCAATTTCCACGTTGTCTTTGAAACGCGGATTGATAGCGTCTCCGGGTGTGTACATCAGCTCGGGATGGTCGCTCGCCTTGACAGGCTCCCAGCCTTCACGAAATTTTGCGGAAACATTTGTTGGGTCGTTCTGACCCAAAATGCTGACCCGAATCCACCGGAATCTCCAACCTTTCTGTGGGGTTGGATCAGGCAGCGTTTGCGGTGGGACCCATTCCTGTTTGCGTTGCGCAACGCTACGATCCTCAAGATCGCGCGTCAAACGATTCTGTTCAGCCATTCGTATTCTCCAATTTAACGACTTCCTTCGCGTATGCCTCTGGAGTCACACCCAATCGCTTGGCGACTGATACTTGTGACGACGAAAGGCGAATTTTACTTGGCGCAGTTGTGCGAGATACAGCAGCCACAACTGTTTTTTTGCGCGAAGCGAGGGAGTCCCGCTCTGTCGTCTCTTGCGGCGGCTCCTCTTCAAAATACTCAGGAAACCGTTTACGAATAGTGCTGTCGATTTTTTTATAGTATTCGTCACTACGGGGATCGACACCCGAACGGACCAATTTTTCGTGCAGGCCAAATGCAAGGCTGGTCATTTCCTCGTCCTGACCGAACCACCGATTCCTGTCGCGCCACTCTTCTGCTTTGGGATCGACAGCAATTTGCTGCGGTAGCGGTACTTGAGCCTGTTGCTTGGGTTCTACACCCTCTTCTCGCGTTTGTAAAGTAAACTTACGGTACTGTAGTTCCCGTAGCTTCAGTTTAGCGTCAGTAAGTGCTTCCTGCGCGTCTGCAATTTGATCCGTATCTCCGCTTTCGTAGGCACGTTTCAACCTGTCTTTACTAACAGCGATGTCATTTGTGGCAGCTTTTGAAACTTCTTCCACAAACAACTTTTCACCTTGTCCAAATCGCTTTTTAAGATCTTGAAGTTCCGTATCTTTTAGGCGGGCATAGGATAACAATTCATCCCGCTCCCGAGTCGCACGTTCCTTCTCCCGGCGCTCGTCGTGCCACACCTTTTTCATCTGGGATAGACGTTTCTTGACTTTGTCAGAATATTCCTCAAGATCGTCTTGTTCCAACTCGTCTACAATTTCTTTAGGAAGAGGGCTCCGACCCCTGTCGTTAGGGGGCGTATCGTCTACAACCTCAATTTCAATGGCTTTTTTGTCTTCAGAAGCTGTTTTTTCAGCCTCCAACGCTTCTTTACTAATATCGGGAAGTTCAGTTGTCATAACATCTCCTTATGCGCGAGTCAGGCCACGCGGATCTTCCACCACCGCGTCCACCGTATCGTCGTTAATGATGCGAAATTCCTGCCCATGAATTTTAAATCGCGTGCCTGAATAGGCCCGAACCATTACAAAGTCCCCTTCCTTGCACCACGGCCCC